CTCATCGGTCACCTCGACGTGCCGCTTCCCCGACTTTTCCGGCGCGAGGTCGCCAAGAATCGACGTGCCGCCAGCCTGAATCGCGGTGATGATGGCCGTCGCATCCATCGGCAGCACCATATGCACCGCAGTCATGCCCGTGTATGTGCTCGGGTCGGCCGAAAGGTTCTCCCACAATGCGATCGCGTCGCAATAGCGGAGTCTGCCGCCCAAATCGGCCTGCAGACTCCACCCGCGAGCCGCGAAATCAGCCCTTATTCGACTGCCACCGTCTCCTTGGAGGAGCTGGCAGAAGCCGACGATTTTCCCAATTCCACACCCTGAATCTTCGCCAAAACCTCGCCGTAATCGTTGAGGATGTTGAATGGGACCATTGCCGGCTCCTTCGCCAGCTCCTTGGCCGCATCCTCGCCAGCGAAAGCCGCGAGAATCTCCTTCAACGTCTGGATCTGCTCGGTGTTGGACTGCAGGTCGGACAGGCGCACGAAATCATCGATGCTGAGATTCAGAGGCAGCTTGTAAATGTGGCCGTGCGGTGCGAGGAACCATACGCTGCCATCCTTGATGAGGTGCTTCACCTTCATCCGCTCGGCCGACACTTCAAGCGCCTTCTCCTCGTCCTCCTGAGTCCATGCTTCGAAATCGGCGGCGGAGGGCATCACATTCTTGGTCATTTCTTCCTTCTTTCAAACGACTATGAAAAATTCCTTTACTCCACTGGATGAAGAGGAAGAATCCCAGCACATGCGAAGAAAGGAAGAAAGAAACACATGCTGGGAAGAATCAATGTCAGTCGGTGACCGGCTGAGAATCGGACGAAGCCTTCGGCGGCACGAAGGACTGCAGGTACTTCGAGGCGCCGGAATCGCAGGCGTCATCCTGAATCCATTCGATAGTCCAAGCGTCACCGGTGTTCTCGCCGGCCTTATCCTGACCCTGCTCGTTGCCGGTCAGATTCACGACACCCAGACGACGGCGATGCGTGCCATTCTTGAACACCGTCTCCTGATAGCAGAACCACTTGCCGTCCTGAATCACGTCGGTCACGTGATACACGCCGCTCGCGTCCGGCTTGCCGATGGTCATCTGACGGGTGATGTCGTTATCCTCGGCCACCGTGAACTGCGCGGTCAGCGACGCCTTGCCATTGATCGAATATCCAGGCTGGTGGAATTTGATCGCATCATCGGCGTCACGGCTGTCCTGCGGCGCGCCATCCTCGGTGATAAGGCCGACGAAGCCACCCTTGGTGAAAATCTTGTCCAAACCGGTCTTCACGTCGGCCACGGTCGGCGCGATGAGATCAGCGGTCAGCTTCTGAGTCGCATCATAAGGTGCGAACCGGAAGGCGCTTGTCACCACGATCTTCGCGGCGCTCAGGTCATTACCTGCTGAATCAGCTGCCATATTTTGTCCTTTCAAACAAAAAAGGCGCTGAAACACTTAGTTTCAACGCCTTAAAAATTAAGAATTATTGAATTATCGGAATTCTCCAATAGCGGAGAATTCGAGAGTCAGATAGCATCTTGCGATGTTCGCATCCTCGGCCACGAAATACGGACCATTGCACCCGTCCTCCTCGACTGCCGCGATCGGCGAACCATCAAGCGAGCAAATCTCAGGGTCGGTGAGCAGGCCGTAGATTCGAGCCGCCAAATCACGACAAGGACCCGGAGCGGAACGTGAGCCGTAACGCACGGTAATGCCAATACTGCGATCGAAGAGCACGCGATTGGACTGGCTGCCGCCATCATCACGCACGACCACGAGAGGATAGGAGCCGTTGTAATCGTCCGGCTCACGATTGGACACGCGAATCGCGTCGTAAGAGAGCTTCAGCTGCTTGCGGAGGTAAGCGCACAGCCATGCTTCGAGGTCCGGTGGGAGCACTGTCGTCATGACTTGCCAGCCTTCAACGCTTTGCGGAGATTGCCCGTCTTCGACTCCACCAAGAGGGTTTTCGGATCGGTGCCGACCACCATGCAGGTGGTGCGGTGCGCATGCTTGACCTCCTCGATCTGGAGGCCGTCACGGTATGCGCCGGTGTCCACTGGAGCGTGAGCCTTCGCATATTCCAAGGTCTTTTCGGCCGCTCTGCGGGTCATGGCCTTGACGCCAGCCGAATTCATCAGCTCGTCAAAATACTTGTCGTTGAATTTGACCATCACACCCAAGACCATCACCCCCTGAACTCGGATAGTGGAATCTCAATCGTCGGCCGCCAGCCCGTGAAAGCATTCACGTCACGACTCGGATAGCCGGATACCTCCCAACACCTGCCGTCATCCGGCATGGCCCTGATGCGGTCGCCGGGCATGATATCGAGTGACGGGTCGGTCGAGGTGAGGTAAGCCGTGCTCGTGGTCTCCTCACGCAAGGCGTCAGGAGACCTCATGCTGCTGGAGCTGGAAAGCGAGCCATTGAATTTCAGCACGTCCGGGTGGTCCCAATCCTCACCAGTCAACTCGCCCGAATACCGGTCCATGACCTTCTTCGCACGCAAACGCCGCCACTTTGTCGCTCCGGGCATATGCCAGCCGCCACCAGTGGCGTTCAACTCGTCAAGCAGGCTCATGGCAAGCCTCCCAGCCGGTAGGGTTTGAGCTTGTCCTTCTCGGACTGCATGAGCGACACCACATCGAAGCTCGCGCTGCTGCCATTCGTTGACTGCGAGGTGATAAGCCCGAGCGGGCTCATGCCGGCACGCTTCGCGGCGCTGATAAGCACCGACTGCACGTCCGGCGCGTCATCATAGCCCGCGTGAATCTCGTAGCGGATGGCCGCAATGCCAGCGGGAAAGCCGCCAGACAAGGACTCCACAAGACCAGTCTCCGGGTCATAGGCGTAAGCCAGCTTGTTGCCATCACGGTCGGTCAATGATTCGATGCTCGTCACATGACGCGCGGGCAAACGAATCACCGAACCACCACGAGTGTTAATCACACCGCTAAGCGCCGTGTTCGGCATGACATGCCAGCCACACTCACGCCTAATCGCCGCCTGAGCAGCCTTAAGCCTGAAAGCCGCGTCATCCTCGAAAGCCGAAGGGTCGGCAATCATGTCAGGAATCACATTCACATCACTCATGCCGACCTCCCGTCTCAGCTCGTCTTCACCACGCCAGCAGCCACAAGACCAGCCACAAGAGCATTGACACGCTTCGCCAAATCGTTGTAAGCGGTCACGAGCGCGTCATGCTCGGCCTTGGTCGGCGCATCGCCAGCGGCTACACCCACAGCGGCATTGGCATTACCAGCCGAAGCGACATTAGCCAGCTTCACACCGCCGAGAGCGTTCTCGGCGGCAGCGGGAAGCACATACGGCGCGGCGGCAGAACCACCAATGTCGGTCGGCTTGCCCTTCGCATCCACGAAGATCACATCCGCCACGGCGGCGTTCGGGTCAAGCTTCGCGGAAGCGACCGGAATCACTCGAAACTGTCGAGCCATCATTCCTCCTTACTTCAAGGTCAGGGTGACGAAAGCCTTCGGAATGCGCACGGCCAATGCCACGCGCTCCTTGGCACGAATGGTCACCAGATCGGCAATGAAGTCGGTGTCATTGGAGTTGGTGGCCTCCACGGCGACACCGCCCTTGCGGTAGAAGGTCGCGGCACGCTTGAAAGCACCCACAACGGCGGTGCCCTTGGCAACTGCCGGGGATACGACAGTGTTCATACCCCACAGGGACGGTGTGATGTTCACCGCACCGCCATTGACGCCATAGAACGGGCCACCGCCAAGGTACGCACCGTTGTTGTCCTTCTTTTCACGAAGAGCCTCATAGTCTGCCGGATTGATGACCAGAGCGTCAGGCATCATGCCGGTCTCGGTGGAAATCATGGTCTGCGCGTGCAGAATAGCGACATCATTACCGGCGTCGGTAGCCGTGTATGTCTGGATGCCGTCACGCTCAAGCAGGCCCTTGATATTCTTTCCAGTGCCATCACCGTTGAGCAGCTGCTGCTCCTCCTTGATGCTCAGACTGTAAAGCAAACGGCCATCGATGTCGGACTTCAAGAAGGCGAGGTCGGTGATCATGTCACCGGACTCCTTGATGAAGCCAGCGATGGTGGACAATGCGTCGGTGTGCTCGGTCGCATTGGCGTAATGAATCTGACCGAATTCATCGCCTTCGCTGACGGTCTTAAAATCGCCTTCCTGAGCACCTTCCACGAAGTAGGTGATGGCCTGTCCACTAATGGCGCCGACACCGAAGAGGTTGGTGATGGTCGGACGGCGGTAGCCTTCCACGAAATTCGGGTCAACATATGTCAGCAGAGAGCCATACGCGCCGGACGGCCCACCGGTCACCTGATTGTCGGTGTTGGCCTTGCGGTTCGGCAGCCATTCAGGCGTGGCGATGGAAGCGCCGGACACGCCCTTCATCTTCACCAGCTGCTCGCCGATGCTCTTCACGACGAAATCGCCAAGAGACTGATGGGCGACACCGCTCTTCTGAGTGTCCGTCAGATTATCGGTCAGACCCTCGAAGCGCTTGTGCACGGTGTCCAGCGTCTCGATGGAGTCCTGCAATTCGTGCGCCTCGGCGTTCAGACCCTTCAGCTTCTCGATGTCGGAAGCGTCGAGATTATCCTCGCCCTTGGCCAGCACCGCTTCGATGGCGGCCTTGGTCTTGGCGAGACGATCATTGAAACTCATTTGGTCTCCTTGTTGTCCTTGCCGCCAGTGACCAGTTCACGGGCGGATTTGATTACATTCAGACGCTCGGCCTTCTCGGCCTCAGCGTCCCTACCCTTATCAGGGGCAAGCTTCTTATCCTGTTGCTCGCCGGTCTTGGAATCATCCGGCTTATCTTCGTCGGAAGTGTTGGAATTGTCGGAATCAATACCTTCCAACACCTCGTTCAGCGACGCCAATGCGGCACGAAGCTTCTCCTCGTTGGCGGAGCTGATGGCGCGACCTGACTTCACCGCCAGAATCTCGGCCTGCTGGTTCGCGGCCACCGGCACCACGCTGATCTCGAAAAGCTTGATCTGCTGGAATTCGGAATGGCCACCCCACGGGCCGTCGCCCTTTTCCGTGATCCACGCGGTCTTCGTCGGCACGAAGCCGATGCTCATCTGATGGACCCTGCCATCCTTGAGCAGGTCGTAAGCCTGCTGGGCTGTCGGATTATCCTCGATATCGAGCTGGGCCGAGATGAGCAGGCCCTTCTCGTCCTCCACGGCGCTCAAGGTGCGTCCGATGATGTCGGTCGGCTTGCCGTCCTGATGGTTCCAATGGATCGGGATGCCGGCTCCGCCGTCGTAGTCCTTCTCCAAGGTCTCCGCGAAAGCGCCTTTGGCGATCACGTCACCCTGCAGGTCCTTGTTGCCGAAAGTGCTGGCGTAGCCGCTGAAAACGCCTTCGCCTGCGGAATCGTCCAAGGATTTCACGTTGAATCTGAGCTGTTTGAGATTCACTGTCCTTCTCCGTTCACTGGATTGTTCTGTTGCGCGTTCTGCGTCCTGCCGCCGTCTTGCGGGCTGGGCTGGCCACCGGTTGCCACGTTCAGTGGCGTCACCAATTCGTCGCCACCATCAAGCTTCGGATAGTTGAGGATGCGCCGTGCCTCGTTCGTGGTCATGAAGCTGCGCCCCGTGGCAGTGCTGAGCGCCTGATACTGTTCGGAGAACGTGCCGCGCAGCTTCGCGTCAACGTTCGCTTCGATGTAGGCGTCCGGCTGTCCGAGCGCGTCTGGCAGAAGCAGATTGAGCGACTGTTCGAAAGCCACGATGTACGGCATCAACTCCACATTCCACATCTGCTCCTTGAAGGAAGCGATGTTGGAATTCGTGCCACTGCGAAAGCCAAGATTCTCCGGCGCGATATGGAATGCGTTGGCCACGTCGATGCGAATCCTGTCCCTCGCGTCGATGTCCTGCATGTCGATCGGCTTGAAGGCGTCCACGGTTTTGATTTCCATGCCGTCGTTGAGCAGGGGCCAGCCACCGGCAAGATTGCCTCCAGCCTTGTAGTTCCTCATGCCCTGCACGAATTCGTCCTGCGCCTCCTGCGACGGCCACGGCATCTCCTTCGGACGGGAGATGTACGCTGGAATCTGGCCGCCGTTCTTCGCTATCGCACGCCGATATTCGGCCATCTCACGAGCCTCCGCCAAAAGCGGTGCGAGAGTGCCGGACACGGGAGAACCGCCGATGCCGGACGTGCTGTACCCCACATCCAGCAGAATCTGCGGGTCTGGCAGCTTGAAATACTGGCTGCCTTCCGGCTGTCCGGTGCTGATCTGCACGCCGGTGATCTCGTCAAGGGTGTTGCCGGAAAGCGTGAAATTCTGCACCGGAATACGCCGTAGCCACAGTCTGCCGGTCTTCTTGTCGGCATCGAGCAGGCAGAGCCATCGGTCATTGAGCAGTCCATCGCATAGCAGCGAGTAGAAGAATCGGTAGCGTGTCATGCCAGGGAGAACGCTCGGTTTTGCCATCAATTGCGCCAACGGGCTTGTGGTGTCCTCCACGCGGTCACCGTCAGGCTGGCGAGTGTAGACCTTGAATGGCATGCTGGCGATGTTCCGCGCGATATGGTCGATGACGGTGCGCACCGCCGCCTCTCGCTCGTAGACTCCGGCGCCGAACCAATCGATTGGCAGCTGAGTGACCTGCGAAATGTTGACTGGCGATTCGGAGAACTTCTGGGCCACGGATACCGGGCTTTTCTTGAGCCATCTGGAAAAGAACCCCATGAAACCTCCTCACTGGGTCATACGACTGCGAAATGGGTCACGCTCGGCGCATATTTCGGTGTTTCCGCTTCGACCTGCATGGTCTCAAGCGCATACAATGCCTGCGATTCGGCAACCAAGCCGGAAATCTGCAATGCTGATTTGGTACGGTCCCACACTTCGACCTCGCCAAGCCGGCGGGACACGGCCACACTCACCTGCTGTTCGATGGCTGGCTGCGGAAGATGCCGCAGCTTGCCTTCACGCACACGGTCGTGGAAACGTCCGCAGCACGCGCCCAACCGGAAGCCTTCGATGAGATGCACCGTCCATCCTTTTTCGATGAGCGGGTCGATGAAGTCCACGGCCGGACAGCCCTTGCCCTGCACGGCGATCTCCGTGATATGCGGCCAACGCTCCTGCAAAAGGTCGAGATAATGCGGGACCCACAGCATGCCGTCACGGCGGGCGATCAGCTCAACGTGCGGCAACCCGTCCGCACGCATTCCGGCGGCGGCCACATACGTGGTCTTCCTGTCCGCGCTCGTGTCCACGGACAGCACCACTCGATTCTCATTCGGAATCGTGGAACGCGAATCAATGCCGCTGGCCCACATTTTCGGATTGATGAAAGGAATGATGTCAGCCGTGACCCATTGGCACAGGACCTCGGTACGAAAAGCAGCCTCGGTCATGCCGTCAATATCGGATCTGACGCTCATGACGGTCATCGGACCGTAGCCGAGCGACGGATTCGCCTGGCGAATAGCGTCGGCATCATCCACCGGACACTTGTCAGGCGCAGACCATTCGAAATATCCAAAGCTGCCGTCCTGCTCGCCGGACAGGAACACGTCGGCCGGATTGCCACCGTCTGCGCTCAGGCGCGTCCACTCGTCAACGAGCTTGCGGCCCTTGTCCACCTGCTTGCGAAGCGCGACGCTACGATAATCGCCCGCATTGCTGATGCCCCACAATTGGCTCGACCAGACGGCCTTCGTGGTCTGGCTGACGGCATTCCAGCCATCGTCAGTATGCTGTTCACGCAACTCATCGAACACGACGCGGGCGGCGCTCTTCGCTCGAATGTTCTTGTCGGCACGGACGATATAGCGGGCTTTCGAGCGGGTGATGATCGCTTCCTCGCCGTTCGTGTTGACGAATTTTTGCGTCATCGCGGCGAGATCGGGAATGACCAGATCTTCTTCCTCATCGGTAGAAGGCTGAGGATTGCACCACTCCTTGACCTGATTGTACGGGCCCTTCGCATTGTCCAATGTCTGCGCTGCGCCGACCACCAGGAACTTCACGGGCGGCACACGGTCGGGATGCTTGTTGGAATCGACGAAAAGCCACCATGCGGCCAAAACGCCCATAAGCGTGGTCTTGCCATTCTGACGGGCCACAAGCACAATCACCTTACGAAAGCGATAGCTGCCATCCTCAAGCAATTCCAAAGCATGGACGAGCAGCCACTGCTGCCACGGATACAAATGCACGTGCAGCATGATTTCCGCGAACGCGATCACCGCGAACCCGTTGCTCGTCTCCTTCGTCAACGGGCGTAACGGCGGCGTGAAGATTCTAGGAAGCGTCACGCCGTGCCTCTCATCGTCGATGGCACCGAAAACCGTAAGATTCTCAGCCGCCATCGCAACCTCCTCAGCCGAACCGCTTCATGAAATCATCCATCGCGATAACCTTGTCGCTCTTCGCTTCCTCAGCCCTGACTTCGGGCTTCTGCCTGGCCGGACGCCCGACCTTCGCTGGAGCGTCCAAAGTCAATCCGAGAGACTGGCAGTATTTCAGGAAAGTCGGCAGAGTCACATTGTCGATCTTCCCGTTCTCGTCAACGAATCCGGTGGCATTCAGGAAGTCAATCCGACCAGCCAGTACGCGGGCGGCCGCGACCACTGCGGAATTCACGGCCTTCAGCCCATCGGCGTTCTTCAATGAGCGCTCCAAAGCCTCCGCCACATTATGGCTCGGGAATTTCACCGACATACTTCACCTCGAATCTGCAATCGCGCGCGCGACCCCCGTTCAATTTCGGCCATCGGGGAGAGGGAGACCAACCACGCGGGACGTGGGTCGGTTCGGGGTGGTTTTTAGGATTTCACCGCCCCTACCCCGTCGTGGTTGGTTTCGAATGCTGTTTTGAATGCTTTGATTGCGTTTGTGAATCGTGTGATGAGTTCGTCTGTGTTTGGTGGTTTTGGAGTGATGAGTGTGGTGTATGTGTCTCCGACTGTGAAGGTGTTGACTTCGTTGTGGGTGACGTTGATTGGGATGTTGACGGTGAATGAGCTGATGGGGAATGTCTTGTCATTAATTTCTGCGGTGAGCGTTAGGTTGACTGGCTGTTGCATTGCTGTCTCCTTGCTCATGCTGTCTTAATCCATTGCCTGCTTAGTGTTCCGATTGGCGCTGGCGGATCTTGGTTGCCTCTCAAGCGGTTGCAGCTGGTGTGAGATGGTTTGAAGCCTGCCGGGTCGAACTGCAACTCGGGGTGCTTCGAGACGGGATAGAGGTGGTCGAGATTGAATGAATCATCGGTGGTGTTCTTCGTGGCTGCATAGTCTATCGGCATGCCACACAACCAGCAGACCGCATGCTGTGCCTTGCATTGTGTGAAGAATGCGGCCTTGTCTTTTTCGAATTGGCGGCTGGTCTTGCGCGTTCTTCCTGGCATACGATCACCGCCTTGTGGTGCTTCGGGCTGGAGTCGAACCAGCGCATGGTGTGGGATGCACTATCTCTGATCACGGGCATTCGCAAAGAATCATGAAGCCATGGCCGGTTTGGTATCCGTCCTCTGGTATCTGTGCTATCCCTCGTGCTCTGCCACTGAGCTACCGAAGCTGATATGAATAATGGCCCAGCCCTTTCAGGCTGAACCATTTTACTACTGTACGACAGTATAGCATTTTAATTGTGACAGTCAAGCATGGCGGTTATTTCTCCGAGGTTGAACACGTACTCTCCTTTGTGTTTTGTCGGCGTGGCGTGGAGTTTGCCTCTGGTGAGCCATTGGCGGATCTGGTCGCTTGTGCAGTGGATGTCCATTTTGGAGAGGTATCTTGCGACTTCGACTGGTTTTCCGGTGTATTCGAGTTGCCAGAGTTTGTTGTCGCGGGTGGCTTTGATGGCTTGGACTCCGCCTTGCCATTTGCAGTGCGGGCATGTCCATTCGTCGGCCTGTGGCGTGCTGGTGGCTTGGTGGCCGCATTGTGGGCATGTGCCGATGATGACCATTGCCTCTTCTGGTGTCAAGGCCGTCTCGTTGCGTCGGCTGATGTGTTCCAGGGCTGCGTAATCGTCTGCTGCAGTGCTCATGTCGAGGATGGTGCGCCGGTTGCTGATTATGGCGAACCACGCTTTCCGCCAGTCGTATCCAGCGTATGCGGCGCGTATTTTGCCCGCCTGTTCCGCCAACCATGCTTCGCTGTCTGCGATGAGGTCTTGAGCGTGGGTGTCGATGGGTATTGGTGCGTTGCCTCGGCTTGGCGTGTGTGCTGGGGTGCCGATGCGGGCCTGTCGGAGCATGATGCTCCGCAGGGCGGGCAGTTGGACGTGTCCGAGCTGGCGGATCAGCTGCCAGTAGTTTTCTCGGCAGCTGGCGCAGAGCAGATTCGCGGCCACCGGCTTCATTGGCTTCCGGCAGTGCTGGCAGTTGGTCAAAGTCTGGTCTCCTTGTCGTGCTGGCGGATGAGTGCGGCGATTTCGGCTTTCGGCACTTGCGGCACGAGCGGCGCGATCTCGTCGAGCGCGTAACCGGCCTGATGCCACTTGATGATCATGTCTTCGAGTATTTTCTTCACTTGTATTCCTCCACTGTGTTGCATCCGATGTATGCGCCTCGGTCTTTGAGGCATGCCCACGTCACGTCACCGGTCTTGACCGTCTCCATTTGAAAATCGTGGTGGGTGGACGTGTACCACTGCATGGAGATGCATGTGCCGATGGTGAGGAAGATGATGAGCATGCAGGTGATGACGGTGCAGATTATTGTCTTCTCGGTATTGGTCATTTGGTCTCCAGATATGGGTTTTCTGTGGTGTGTGGCGGGAAGTCGCATTCCTGGTCTTTCCATCCGGCCGCGTAGCCTTCGCTCCATGCCTTGCGGCGTTCGTGTCTCAACCATTCCAGGCTGTACATTGTTTCCGATTCCAAGCTGCACATGGTTACCTGTTCGTCGTGTTTCATGATTTCTCCTTGTTGAGTCTGTCGGCTAATTCGCAGGCCTTTTCGTCTGCCTGTGCTGTTTCTTCGTCGCGTCCTAGCGCTTCGAGCACGTGAGAGCATTTCCACGTGTGCACGTGGCGTTTCGAGGGTGGTATGCCGCTCATTTTGGCTCTGCGTTGGCACCAGCCCTTCCACAGGCGCGTCCAGTCGGCTATCGTGCGGTTTTCGCCATAATGTCGGCTTAAGAATGCGTTCCACGCGTCTGACAGGTCGAGATTCGGGTAATCGCGGATTATGGCGGCATTGGCGTGGGTTTTCTCCCTGACCAGCTCGAAGTCGTTCAGCCCGATTTCTTTGGAGAAAGAAGAAGAATATTCTTCTTTCTCTTTCTTTTGGGTTCTGGTGTTCTGGTGTTCTGGTGTTTGTCCCGATTCTGTTTCGATTCTGCCGGCAGTCTGCGCAATTTCTGCCGGCAGACTGCCAGCAGAATACCGGTCATGCTCACGCTTGCGCTTGGCCATCACCTGCTGACGGCTCCGATTATGTTCGAGATAATCGTGGATGACATAGCCGCCATCCACGCTCTCGATCAATCCGACCTGCTGCAAAGCGTCAAGCTCCTGCGTGGTGATGTCGAGCACGAATTCCGCAGTATCATCGTCCACGTAACCGTCCGTGAGATTGTCACCGCAGTAGGAAAGCATGACGACGAACGCGCTGATTGCAGAGGGCATGGTACGACGCAACCGGCGCACCTTACGGTTGAGATAGAAGCCATTGGCCAATTGCACGTAGCCGCGTCTAGCCATCGCCTAATCTCCTCTTGTGATTCCGTTGTATTCCATCCAGATGGCCTCCTGCCGTGGCGTGGTGCAGGGCAGATCGGTGTAGTTAGTGTTCGCCCAGCCGCTTCCCACGTGTGGTTTCGCCATCGCGTCCAGGGCTTCAGCGATTTCAACCAAGTCCGGTGGCGGGTCGAGCGTCACCATGGCAGTGCCTCGCAGACGGCCTGCATGGCGTCCACCAGCTTGTAGCCGCAGTACGGGCATGTGACGTAGTAGGTGCCGACCCGCTGCCCGCAGTGGGCACATTCCACATACTTGATCGTCTTGCTCAATTCGTTCTCTTTCCGTTCGCCTTGACCATGGCCCACAGGATTTCGCTTGCGGGACGCCGCCTGTATGACAGGTCGTTGTAGGACTGCACATAGTCGAGAATCAGTTTCGAGCCGGTCGAATCCGGTGTCAGGATCGCGTTCACTCGCGGCGGCACCATCTTCTGCCATACGATCTCGTCGCACAGTTCCTTCGTGCAGACCAGGTAGTTCTGATCGCCGTAGAACGTCAGTCCGTTGCCGCTAGTGAAGTCAGCCATGCATGACTTCACCTCGTAGAACTCGAAGCAGCCTTTCTCGACGCTTGCGGGCACCGGCTCACCGTTGATGTTCCAGGGCTTGAAGCCCACGTAGTCCACGCGCCTTTCGTCGGGCGTGTTACGGTCGAAATTGACCTCGCTCGCCCAAAAAGCGGTCTGATTCTTCAACCTCTTCTCGACCAGCTTGGACAGCATGGCGGTGGTTTCAGCCCTGCTCATTTCTTCCTCCTGAAGTACTTGCATTCATCGTGATGGAACAGGAACAGGTGAAGTCTCCACGCCTTGACTGCCAACAGGCCCTTGAGTGTGATCGCATACCCGCCATGGACACGCTTCATGAGCTTCCTATCGGCCAATGATTCAAGTATTCGGGAAAGCTCTTGGTTCCCTTTTTGTTGCCAGATGTAGCTCATCCCCTCAGCGATATACAGGCAACACATGTCCTTGTCGTATTGACTAATCATCATTAGCCTCCCTCTCAAGGATGTAGACGTTCGTCGCTGTGACGGCGTTATCACGCAATTCCGTTGGCGGCATGGTATCCACCCGCAGAATCTGCCAACCCTCGTTCAGCAACTCTTCAAACGCACCCATATTCATCAAGGTGCGCTTACCGCCGTAATCACTCCAAAACAGTGGGCAAACCTTGTACCGTTTACTCATTTCGCGTCCTCGCTTTGATTCGGCACCTCGGACGGCATCGAGCCGGAATAGCCGAGCATGTGACGGCAATGTTCGGCGGTCTTGTGATATGCGTCTATTTGAGCTTTGACCACTGCATAAGCAGCCAAGTCATGCTTCTGCAGCAAAGCATTGGCAAGCCGTAATCCCTCAACCTCGCGCTGCTCACACCATTCGATAACCTTGTGCAGTGTCTCGTCTTGCTGACTCACGTTCGTAGCCATGTCAGTGCTCCTCTTCTTCGATTCGGATTGTGATTCGGTACCAGCCTTTTCGGATGCTTGGTTCTCCACCTCGGTAGTCGGGGCCGATGATGTGTTTTGAGTCATCGTCGGGCCAGAATCCGGTATCGGTGAGCGCGTCAAGGATGGCTTTGACCATGGGCGCCGCGTTCTCCGGGTCGAAGCGGCCGTGGGTCAATGGGTGGATGATCGCGGTGACGTGCACTGGGAAGTGTTGTGGCCTGTGGTGGCCGTTTTGGAGCCAGAATCTGGCGAATGCCATGGCACGCTGTTTGACTGCGCTTGTGTGCGCGAATTTCACTCGCCAGTGGCCGCGACGGTTTTGCGTCCACCATTCGTCTCGTGGAATGTCCACGACGAATTCCTGCATCATTCCTCCTCTTCCTCGGATTCGATTTCGCATTCGGGGCATGGGATGGGGCGCGCCGGATACAGCGCGCACCCATGTTTGGGACATACCTGCAGCACGTCTGGCGGCTCAATCCACTCACGCATCATCAGAAGTCAGGCTCTCCAGCCGGAGCGCCCCACGGATCATCGGCCGGAGCCTGCGACTGCTGCTGCGTCTGCTGCGGCTGCTGATAGCCGCCACCGTTGGCGTTACCGCCCTGGTATCCGCCTGACTGCATCTTCTGCACCTGAGCCGTCGCATACTTGAGCGACGGGCCGATCTCGTCCACCTGCAATTCGATGACCGTGCGGTTGGAACCGTCCTGCGCCTGATAGGAACGCTGCTGCAAACGGCCCTGCGCGATGACGCGCATGCCCTTGCGGAGCGTCTGGACGCAATGCGAGGCGAGGTCACGCCAGGCCGAACAGCGGAGAAACAGCGCCTGACCGTCCTCCCACTGGTTGGCCTGGCTGTTGTATACGCGTGGCGTGGCCGCGATGCTGAAATTCGCCACCGTGCCGCCATTGCGGGTCGTGCGCAATTCCGGGTCGGCGGTCAGATTGCCGACGATCGTGATAACGGTCTCTCCGGCCATCACTCAGCCTCCTTCACGTCGGCTTCGGTATCCTCCGGCGTATCCGCTTCCATGACCTCGGCGGTCACGTCATCAGTCGCATCGGAGGTGATTACCGGTTGGAACACGTCGCTGTAATCCGGCGTGGTTTCGTCAACGCTCGCGGCTTTCTTCGCTTCGATGCTGACCGGCAGGTACTTGAAACTGCGGCGGATGATGGTCTTCTTCGCCATCTCCACAAAGTTCTTCACCCACGGTCCGGTGATCTGGCGGCTGCGGTTGCGTGGCGCGTACTTCTCGCGGTATTCAAGCAGATCGCGTTTCGACATGTAGTCGGCGTAGCGTCCGCCGTTCGGCAGTTGGACGCTGAGATACACGAATTTCAGCTTGTCCTCGCTGTGGTCGGCGTCCACGTTCACCTCGTCGGGGCATTCGATGGTCGGTACGCCGTTCTCGTCAAGCTTCAGTTTGATGTTGTCGTCCTCGTAGACGGCTCGCGGCTGCGCGTAGATTCCACTGTTCTCCAGCAGCTTCAGCATGCCCTTGTAGCCGATGACGAACGTGGCCTGCTTCTCCCCCGTGGCATAGTTCTTGTTGCCATAGGGCAGGATGTACGCCTGTCCCAATCCGTCCACGTCGGACGGGCGCAAGCCAAGTGCTGCGCATTGCATGAAGCAGGAAAGGACACTCACCGGCGTGCAGTCGGCCAATGCGGGGGTGCGGTTGATGCTGCTGATGCACATCTGCAACAATGCCTCGCTGTCGAGGTTGCCGCCGATGACGCGTGCGATCTGCGGCCATGAATGCTCCACGAGCTGCTTGAGCTTGCCCTTCGGATTGAGTGGCTGTAACTGCTGGCCTTGTGCCTGCTGTGCGATTGCTCCCATTTTTATTGCTCCTTGTCTTCGATGGTTTTGAGTGCGAATTTGCGGTATTGGCAAGCTTTGACGGTGTATTCTTTGCGGGTCGTCGGCTTGTAGGTGGCTTGCAAATTCCCGCACTTGATGCCGGTGTGCGAGCCGATGCGCAGAATGATCTGCTCCTGCAATTCCTTCTGAGCGGACTTCATGTCATTCAGCATTCCGGTGGCGCTCTCGTATCTTGCGAGCAGGTCGTAGAGGTCGTCGTCGGCGCTTTCGTCCACGATGTCCGGCGTGGGCTCGGGGAACGCCTTCTGCACGTCACCGCCGGTCAATTGCGGTGGAGTGCCGGAAGTGACGAAATGCCAGAAGTCGGCGGCGGCCTTGTCGATCGCGGCCATATCCTCCACGTCCGCCTGGAATGGGATCTCTACCGGCTCGTCGTCTCCGATGGCGGCGTACACGTATCCCCATGTCCATCCAGTGACGAGCGCGTAGAATTCGACCTGAGCGAGGTAGTAGGGCGGGATTCGGAGGTTTCCGTCCTCGTCACGCCAGTCCCCCGCTCGACGGCTGCTCGCCGTTTTGATTTCGAGGATTCCGAAATCGCCGTTCTCTTTCTGTAGGATGCCGTCAAGGGAAGCCCTCAGATAGGGCTTTTCGCGGCTGATGAATTGCTTGTCGGTGCCGTCCGTGACCAGCATCTCGGGATGGTTGGCGCGGAAACGCTTACGGAGCTCGTTTTCCAGGGCATTGCCCTTGACGATCGCCCATTTGTCCGAAATGTCCTCCGGCTCCACGCGACCCGTCTTCTCCAGCCACAATTCGTAAGGCGTTTTGAAAGCGTTCAGGCCGAGAATCGTGCTCATGTCACTGCCGCCCACACCGGCCTTACGGCTCTTCAGCCAGGCGAGATGACGTTCCGTCTTCTTGCCCTGCTTGAAACGCTCGATCTGATAGCGTTCCGTGTCCTTGAGGGGAATACGCTTCATTTCAGGCTCCCTGCTGATTGCTTGGCTTGTTTATGTCTGCTTTGATGATGTCGGCGTCGAAATAATCGACCAGGAGATTGGCAATATTCAACGCGGACGTCCTGAGCTTGGTGATCTCCGCCTCGGACTCTGGCTTGATGGTGAAAACGCCACTCTCGCTATCGAATTTGAGTCTCATTTTGCGTCCTTCGAGTAATTGGCCTTGATGTCCATCAATTCGCCGGTGAGCAGTTTCGTGGCGAAACCGTAAACCACCTTGTCGTTGGCTTGGAATGCTGTGCGTTGCAAGGCGCTCACCGCGTCGAAGATGCCGACCAAGGCGTTTGCGATGATGATGCGCGGATCGGCTGTGGCTTGTGGCCCGACGATGATGGTTCCGACGGGGGTGATGTCGCTCGAGGTGAGTTTCGTTGCGGTGATTTTGTCCGCTGTGAGTTTCGATGTGGTGGTCATGGTTTCTTTCTTCTTTCCGGTTGTGGCGTTTTTCCGTGTTTTGCGGGGGGAATGCTGGTCGAAGGCCGGTAGCAGTCCTTCCTTGCGGAGTTGGCCGATGATGTTGCCGGCTGTTTTCTGGCTTATGTCGAGCGCTTCGGCGGTTTCCTTGCCGTCGAATGGTTGGCCTTGGTCGATGCGGTTTCTGCAGTGCGCGAGGATGAGGTCTCGTTTCGACGGTTCAGCCGTGGGCTTGCTGACGGCCTGATAGTCGGCCAGAGTATCCTCATGCGGCTTCTTCGGCTCTGGCGGTAGGTCTTGCTTGACAAGTCCGGCCTTGCGCAGGGCCCGCATTTCGCCGATCTGGAGTCCGGCTTCGCCCGACTCGTCGTAGATGCTTTTCAGCTCGGCGAGCTCGTCGGCTGTGTATTCGTGTTTCAACGTTTTCCTTTCCTGAGTTTTTCGATGAGCGCGTGGTTTTCGCGGATGAACTTGTCCACGTCCATTCCCTGCTGTGTGAGGGTCGGTTTGCCGGTGTCGACGCGTGCTTTCCCGTCGCTTGTGACGTTTGGATGGCTTTTGCACTGTGTCGCCGGAACGAACATGCCGTTTTTCATCTGGCCACCGTCCTCGTGTACTGGTGCGCCTGCGCCCACCGTTCGGCCACGGCGCGTTGGTATCGGACTTTGCGCCTGTCCTGATGGCCTTCGGGCGGTTCCACGCCGATTTTCAGATATGGCGGGCCTTTGCCGGTGCTCCGCCAGTTGGCGAGTGTGCGCACGCTCATGCCGAGCATGGTGGCCAGTTCGGATGGCGTGAGCAGGTCGGTCATGGCCGGGCGTCCCGAATGTCGCCCATCGGGTCGATGTGGAGGCCGTCGAGCATTTCCACGGTGTCACTGCCGCTGCCGCGTTCGATGTGCCTTTTGAGCGCAATGTCGATGGCCTGGCATGCGATTCTGGCGGCAAGCGCGGTTATTTCGCCTAATCTGTCACCGGGCAAGTGGACGCTGTACATCTGGTCTTCGGATGCGCCTAGCGGCATGATGAATGTGCCGATGGTCGAGTGGGTGGCGTTCTCATTTCCGATGCATTCGGCCGAGAGTGTGAATCTCAGCGTCACGCTTTTCTTGCCGTTCATTGCACGTCTCCTTTGCTTGTTGACGTTGTGTGCCCCACCCTGACGAGTGGATGGGGCTGAGTGGCTGGCATCGGAGTCGGACCGATGCCGTCCGTGGATTCCCGAGCGCCCCTTTGACCGTTGGAACAACGACCTGAACGTGTTCGCGATCGGTGGCGTGGCCGACGGTGACTGGCCGTCAGGCGGATTTGAAAGGGTTGCAAACACCGGAGTGCCTGCGTTTTTTGATAGAGAGAGAAGAAGATGGAATCCGTGGACGGGCGAACCGTCGCCCAGCCGAATGCGCCGAAGAGTGTATGCGCGGTTTCATCGGCGCGTGGATAATAATCGATATTCAGTTATGGTTCCCGCCAGCCGACATGGTGAACGTGGATGTCCGCGAAAACATCCCTAAATGGTTTGTTTCGTTGGACTGTCGGCTGGTGGGAAGTCTTTTAGTCGCGTGGCGCGAATCTGACGATCAGCCACAATGCGGTGGCGATGTACACGCCTTCCACCATGAGCGCGGCGGTGGTGCTGCCGCCATGCCATGTGAGCATGATGGTCAGGCTGGAGATGAGGCCGATGCTGACGATGGCGAAGAGGATGCGGCGGCGCGTGTAGTTCGGCTTCCGCGTCTTCTCCCGCTGGTCTTCGAGCCAGTAGTCGTGGTCGGTCATTTCGCCATCCTCCTTTCGGATAGTTCCTTCAAGATGCGGTTGCAGTCGCGGCGGATGTTCGCCAGGTCTGTCTGCGTGAGCAGGTATCGCGCGTGGCTGTCGCACGTGTCGATGGCGAGCTGGATGACGGCTGAATGGTCGCTGCGAGTGGTGCCGTCATCGAGGATTTCGAAGTAGAGGCTTCCATCCGTGGTGAGGCTCATCGTGTTCCTCCTATCGCGTCATAAAGGTGGTATGCGAATGTTTCTGTGGTTTTGGCGTCCACTTCCGTGAGGATGGTCTTCCCGTCCTCGTGGAGTCTGACGAGTCTGGCGTCGTGTTCGCCGACTTGGATGGCGTAGCCGGTCAGGCCGAGCATGATCGTCCGCGGGTCGAAGACCGTCTTCCGCTGTTCGGGCGGCGCTGGCGGGTTAAGCAGTTGTCCGCTCATTTCTGTGCTTCCTTGACGATCGTGTCGATGATGACGTCCACGAGGTCGGTCACGTCGATGTCCATCGGTCCGGTGATGTGGCCCAGGAATCGGCTAGCGTCGATTTCATCCCACTGTCCCGCGTATTGCGGGCGAATCATGTCGCCATGCTCGGCGAATTCGTCGAAGACGGCTTCCACGCAGGCTTTGCGCAGTTCTCGGGTGTAGGTCTTGCTGTCCATCGGACGCTCCTTTGGTTGTGGATTTCAGGCTTTGAATTGTTTGATGCTGTCGATCGGCTGGATGAGGAGCATGACGAGGTTTTCTGGTTCCATGTCGAGCATGGATGCCGCTTTTTCGATTTCGTCCGTCGAGAGTGGCGTGTGGCCTTTGAGCCTGTTGTTTACGGCTCTGATTTCGAGGCCCCATGCTTTCGCTAGGTCTTTCGGTGTCTTGTCGTGTCTGGCGAGTTCCGCTTTGAGGTTTCTGGTGGCTGTTTCCGTCAGACCGGCCATTCATCCTCCTCAACTCCCTGCTTGGTGAGGCATGCGCGCCAGTCGTGCCAACCGGGGCCGCGCATGTGGCCGCACGGGTAGTGGTCGGGGGTCTTGGTCTTCTTTGTGCTCAACATCTCGGTTTTCCTTTCGACGGTTTTAATATACGTAATTACGAAGTTTCTTGTATTCGTAATTACGTAGTCTTCACGATTTATGCACATATGACTACGCAATTAGCTATAATTTGAAGCATGGGAAGAAAAGCACAGGAGGTCACGCATTTCGCCAAGCAGGTCATGGACGAATGCGTCAGACTCCAAAAGCAAAGCGGCATGACCATCAAGGAATTCGCCAAGGCCTGCGGCTTCGGCGAGGTCTACTGGTACACGAGGGCAAACTACAGCCTCCCGCTCAACCTGAGCGACCTGGAACGCATCAGCGAAGTGACCGGCGTGCCCATCGGAGACATCGTGATGGATTCCAAACGTCATGCGATTGAGGAAGCGGAGGCGAAGGCGCGGTCTGGCGGTTATGGTCTTGCCGCCTATAACGCCGCTGGCAAGCAGGAGGCCATTAACGGAGAGGCTGGGCCGGATTACGACGAGCCTGACCTGCCGATCGACCGGCGCATGACCTACGGCGCCATGCGCCGCGCCATCATCGGACTGCCCGTCACCGTGTCCAGCGCCATCCTGCCGGACGGACTATGGGGCTGCTACGATGACGAAACCCGCGTCATCCTCATCGATCGTCGACTCACGTATACGGCCAAACGCTGCACCCTCGTACATGAATTGCTGCACTGGCAGCATGGCGACACCGGTTGTTCGAACGATTGTTCGAAGCAGGAGCGACGGGCGCGAACGCAGACCGCCCTCACGCTCGTCGATCCTGCCGAACTTGCATTGCTCGAACACATGTACGACGATGACCTATGGTCGATAGCAGACGAGCTGAACGTGACCATGCAGGTGCTCGCGGACTACCAAGCCACGCTCAACGCCTCACCTAACGGACGAATCACCTTTAGCGATACCAAAGAAAGGGTTTTCAATGCGTAAAAAAATCATTGCCATCACAGCTGCGACGCTTCTCCTGGCGACGGTCTGTGGATGCGGAAGCCAGCAGGAGCCGGATTCAGCGACGGCCAAGACGCCGGACGTCAGCACGCAGCAGTCGAAGCCACAACAACAGGAAGACGAGAAGACGGCGCAGAGCTTTGTGGACGAGTTCAACGCGAACTCATCGACGCAGATAACCGACGTCGAGAAATTCACGCCGAGCGATTCGACCGGCCCATATTACCGGACGGAGTATCGCACCGACGCTTTCTCCACCGCAGACGCTCTCCACGGAAGACTCGGCCAATCGTCAGTGGACGTGCTGGTCTACGGGGCAGTGCTCGGATACGGGAAAAACGACATGGTTCGCGTCTACGTCGATGGGCCACATGATGAAATCAGCAGCGTATTCCCCATCATGGCGAAGATTCTTGATCCGTCGATTTCCGATCAGGACATCCAAAGTCAGATGACGAAGGAGTATCCGTCCAATGATCTGCTTTACGCTGATACGCATGAGTTGATCGAGAGCGCTTATGTCGATGGCGATCATGCGTTTCTCGACGCGAAAATCAGCTAGCGGTTTATAAGTCTTTATAAGTCTTTATAAAGCTTATATCTGCTTCAAATGCTCGAAGATTTGCGCTGTCTGTGCAGCATCGTCGGCGGCGCGATGCCGCTCGGTTTTGGCGATGCCGAAATATCGAATGAGGTCCACCACGCGATGGTGGTCAAGCTGCGGCAGCAATGCCTGGGATAATTCCATCGTGTCGTAGAAGCTCACGTCCGGCATTCCGGCGCCGACCCTCTGCGCCTCCCTGGCGATCACCGGAATGTCGAAGCGTCGGATATTGTGGCCTATCCAAGTGTCACGCCCACAGAAAGCGTAGAACTTTGGTAGCGCTTTGTCGATGGTGGGTTTGCCTTTGACGTCCCGGTCGGTGATGCCGGTGATCTGCGTGACCTTGGCCGGTATCGGGATCTGCGGGTTGACGAGCTGGCTGAATGACGCGACTTTGCGTCCATGCCTGATTCTCACGGCTCCTAGCTCGATGATTCGAGCGCTTCTGTCTAATCCCGTGGTCTCGATGTCGATGGCCACGTAATCGTCCTCCACGCCATCATTCGTATCGACATGAGTGATTGGTGCCGTTTCCACTGTGGGAGCGTCTGAGGCGGCTTCCGACGATGATTCAGGCATATTGGCCGCTTGATGCTTATGACGCGGCTCCGGCTTGAGGAAGAGATGCATGAAAAGCCATGCAAGGAAGGCCGCAAACAGGACCGCCATAATACTCGCCACCAGATCATCCTGCTTCGTCACGAAGATGTCATAGACGCCATAGACGCTTGTCAGCGCGAAGAGTATTGACGCAATGAGATAAATCAGCTTCTTCATTTTTCCCCTTCTTTCTCCTTGCTTCAAGCTACCGCAGATGGGGATTGGACGTGCCGATTCTTTCATTTTCAGCGCATTGTCGCTGTATGAAAGAATGAAAATAATGTTACATATGTATATATGCATATTTCATGTTTGCAAGTTAGTATTTTCCGCTTGCAAGGTTAATATGCGCCCTTGTTTACAACACGCCATACACACATGTTTGCAAGTTAGTATATAATGTGTTTCAGAACAAAAAACCTCCGCAGTGTTAACGGCACCGCGGAGGTAAAACATGAAGCCTCACTCAAAGACTTCCAAAACCATTGTAACGCATGGCTTGGAGGTCGGAAATGGACCGTGAAATGGGATACCGCAACATGCTGGCAGTCGAAGAACTCGCAAGCCAAGGGAAACTCACCGTCACCCACAAGGGCGCACGCAGCTTCGACTTCGCGCAATACGCCCTGCTCAGCCGCATGGCATGGCTCACCGCTGACTGGCCGCTGGACAAGGCAGCAAAGGAGAAGCACATGATGCCGCGCACCTACGCTTCCGGCTGGCTCAAAATCGCCATCGATTGGGGCATGACGCTCCCACAGTCAATGGATGAGCTCGTGGCGATCGGCAATGAACCGCGCAATCCGAAGCGCGAGCAGCTGGCCTACAACCGCATCGGCAAAATCGCCAAGAAGCTCGAAGCCGCAGGACTCATCAAATGCCTTCGCAAGGGCAACGTGCAGCGCAAGAACAATGCCGTCTGGCTTCTGACCATCGGCACTCCAGAGGAAAACGCTGAGGTCGAAGCATACGTGCGACAGCACATGTACCTTTGATTCCGTGCCCACATTTTGCCCACGTTTTATAGAGAAATGACGTGATTTGGAGTGAATTAGAGTGAAATAGGAAAGCTTGAAAACCGTTGGAAAATAAAGGAAAACCGCCATTTCTGGCGGTTTCCAAAAGTGCCTCCAGCGGGACTCGACCCTGAGCAAGGCGTCACGGGTCATGCGGGATCAACATTGGGAATTCCAGATCGAGGCGCGGGAAGAAAACAATGTTCCTGGCGGTGTCATCCAATTACTTATGAGTGGTCTGATGAACAGTCAGCCCGACCGTCACGGCGGTCCGGATTCTGGAGTGGTCTCTAAGGAGAAGGCTCAGGCGGCCGTTTATTCCGCAGTGTTTCTAATCCAATGCTTCAAAGCAGGTCTTGTGCGGAGACCAGCAATCTGACTTAACATCGGTTCGTGGGGTTTGTACTCTCGCTGAATGAATGGTCTTATGTATCATGCACGGGAAGACAACAGCAACAAAGTTCCTTGCTCATGCCATGGGCGAGCTG